GCACTGGATGATGCGGATGACGTGGCTAACCTGAACTCGCTGGAATTAACCTTCGCGTGGTTTAACGAGTGCCGCGACATTCACCCTGACATCGTAGACGCTATGTCCAAACGGATTGGGCGCTTCCCTTCGTCCAAGGACGGTGGGCCGACGTGGCACGGCATGTGGGCAGATACTAACCCGCCGACGATGGACACGTGGTGGTACTACCAGATGGAGGGGCTTGACCCCAAAGATGGCGTGTCACCCAACAACAACGGCTGGGATGTGTTCAAACAGCCTTCGGGTAGGAGTCCGTATGCCGAGAACATTGAGAACTTACCAGATGGATACTACGACACCCAAGGCCGCAGTGAGGAGTACATCCGGGTTTACATCGACGGAGAATACGGACTGTCCTCAGCAGGTATGCCCGTATACAAGTATTTCCGGCCTGACTACCACATGGGCAAAGATCGCCTGCGTGCAATACTCAATGGCGTGCGACCTGTGGTTATTGGGATGGACTTGGGGCTTACACCCGCAGCGGTCATCGGGCAGCAAGACCCGCGTGGACGGGCGCTGATACTTGACGAGTGTGTCAGCTTTGACATGGGCATCCAGCGGTTTGTGAGAACCATGCTCAAGCCTCTGCTGTACGAACGCTTTCCCGGCGCGCCGGTGTTGGTTGTGACTGACCCGGCGGGTGTGCAGCGGGCGCAGACTGATGAGCGGAGTGCGGTGGACATCATCAAAGCTGAGGGGCTTAAAGTTTTCCCGGCCAAGACCAACAACGTGTCGGCGCGCATTAACGCGGTCGATGAGTACTTGATGCGCCAAGTGGACGGCGACCCGGCGTTCCTCGTTGACCCCCGGTGTACGCAGTTAAAAGCCGCCATGATGGGGGGCTACCGCTACAAGCCCAAGGGTGACGGCGACATCGACAAGAACAAACACTCCCACGTGGCTGAAGCCTTGCAGTACTTGATGCTTCACATAGGCAACGCCAGCGAGGGGCACGCACTCCAGCAACGGCGCGAAGTTAAACGCTTGCCTGCGATGGGGTGGACGTGATATGCTCCAGTTGTCATCTCCTCCCTCTCGCCTCCGAGGGTTTGCCCCCGTCGAGTTCTGCTCCGGGGGTTTCTTTTTTGTAGACAGCGTGTATACTTGTTGTCAGAACCCTGTTATTGGGTAAGGAGCGACCATGAAAGCGAAAGTTAAAAATGGTAAACCGTACACGATCATCTCGCAAAATGAGAAGATGGACACCAGCGGTATGGCTGGTAAGTCGATGGAGTACAGTGATATGATGAGTGAATACAAACCGCCGTTGATGCCCGTTACCAAATTGGTACATGAGTTTACTGAGAAGGCGAAGTAAATGGCCGGACTGACATTCCTGCGAGTGGTATCAAACGCTGATCTTGATAAGCAAGAGAAAGAGGCGACAGACCGCGCATTGCAAGACCGTCAGAACCAACCGGTTATCCTCGGGCTGGCTGGGTACCTGCGCCAGTGCTGGGATGTAGCTCGAATGGCCAAGCGCCCCATCGAGTACAAGATGCTTGCCGCGATGCGTCAGCGCAACGGCGAGTATGAAGCAGACAAGCTGCAACAAATTCGTACACAAGGTGGCTCGGAAATCTACATGATGATCACCGAGGTTAAGTGTCGTGCGGCGGAAAGCTGGCTGCGTGACATCTTACTTGACAGCGGTGCTCCCCCGTGGGATTTGCACGCGACCCCCATCCCTGATTTGAATCCGTCGCAGACCAAAGAAGTTCAGTCCATGTTCGCAGAGCGTGTTCTGAAAATGGTCGAGGAATATGGCAAGGCTCCTAACATCGAGGAGATGCGCGAGATCAAAGAGATGGTGTCGCAAGACTACCGCTTCTCCATCATGCGCGAGGCGCAGAACCGCGCTGACCGGATGAAGACCAAGATTCAAGACCAGTTCGCCCAAGGCGGCTGGGAACAAGCGTTTAACGAGTTTGTCACTGACCTTGTGACGTACCCTGCGGCCTTCATCAAGGGGCCGATTGTGCGTCGTCAGCGGGCGTTGGGGTGGAAGACGGATGCCACAGGGCGTACCGTTGTGGAACCCATCGAGCGTTTGGCTCCTGAGTACGAACGGGTTGATCCGTTTCGCATCTACCCCGAGCCGGGGATTAGCAGCATTAACGAAGGCTACATCTTCGAGTTGCACCGCATGACCCGTATGGAACTGTCCGACCTGATCGGTGTTCCGGGCTACGACGAAGACGCGGTTCGCCGCATCCTCGACGAAGGTAACGGCACGTCGTGGATCAACGAAGATGTGGAACTCCAGAAGGACGAGGAGGAGCGCAAGTATTACGCCTACATGCGCCCGACAACTGAGTATGATGCGCTTGAGTTTTGGGGTAAGGTCAGCGGTAAGATGCTGGTCGAATGGGGTCTGTCTGAGGAAGAAGTTCCTGATCAGGCTCGTGAGTATGACGCCAATGTTTGGATGGTAGGCAACTACGTTATCAAAGCAGTGCTGAACTACGACCCCCTTGGAGAGAAGCCTTATGCTAAAACGTCTTTTATCAAGTGCCCCGGTGCGTTCTGGGGTAAGGGTATTCCAGAGATTATTGAAGACCTCCAGAGCGTTTGTAACGCGGCTGCGAGGGCGCTTGTCAACAACATGGGCATCTCTAGTGGCCCGCAAGTCGAAGTAAACGTAGAGCGTCTTCCACCCAACGAAGACATTACTACGCTTGCTCCGTGGAAAATTTGGCAAACCATCAACGATCCCGTGGGTTCAAGCGCACCGGCTATCCGGTTTACGCAGCCGGATTCACGCGCCGTCGAGTTGGTGGGTGTGTACGAGAAGTTCAGCCGCTTGGCTGATGATCACTCCGGTATTCCGGCCTACATCTATGGTGACACCGACGTGCAGGGCGCTGGACGCACTGCTTCCGGGTTGTCTATGCTCATGGGTGCAGCAGGTAAAGGTATTCGGCAAGTGGTTATGCACATCGACAGTGATGTGACCAAGCCCATCGTCATGCGTCAGTTCGTGTACAACATGCGATACGACGAGGACGAGGAGATCAAGGGTGATGTTGAGGTCGTAGCCCGTGGCGCAGTGAATCTCGCCATCAAGGAAACGGTCAACATGCGCCGCATCGAGTTCCTGAATGCAACCGCCAACCCCGTGGATATGGAAATCATGGGCAAGGAAGGACGCGCTACGATCCTACGGGAAGTAGCGAAAGGGTTGCAAATGACTGTGGATGATGTTGTTCCTTCTCGGGATAAATCAGGCTACCAAGGACGTATTCAGGCGAGAGCGGAAGCTGTGGCAGCACAGCAGCAGCCGCAAGTCCCGCAGGGTACACCGACGCAGCCTGACGGTACCCCCAAAGGTGGGCAAGAATCCAACACAGTTGGGAGGGTCGCGGCATGATCAAGCCTGAGCCACAGATCATCAAAGGACTAGCGCAAGCTGTCCGGCAACACCCAGAACTTCTGGCGTGGATGGAAGGTGTGTTCGCGCATGAGATGAAGCGTCTCCCCTATACGATAGAGAATCCGGCGGTCTTTCAGGGGCGCTGCCAGATGCTGGTCGAACTTATTGAGTTCGCCAAAGAGTCCCCTGCTATAGCGGCAAAGTTATGATGTAACTCGCCGTCTAATCACGCACACCGATAGGAGCGTTCAACATGGCACTTCCAGAGCAAATTCGCAAACAGACCGAGGCCGTACAGAAGTTGTACCAAGACCTCAACGCCGACGAAAACACAGGCGCACCCGCACAGGATGCAGCCGATGGTACCGCCGCGCCCACTGAGGACATGAACAACTCGCCTGCCGCCGACGAGAACTCTGCATCGGATCACGCTGCTCCATCACCTGCAAGTGAGCATAAGCCGGGTGATGACAATGTGCCGGAAGAAACTATCGTCCAGAAATACCGGACGCTACAGGGTATGTATAACGCCGAAGTCCCGCGCCTGCACCAACAGAACCGCGAGATGACCCAGCGTGTACAACAGATGGAACAGTTGCTTGCATCAATATCTTCACAACAGCAACAAGCCGCAACCCCCCAAGCTGGTGATGACAAGCTCGTCACCGATAAAGATGTTGAGGAATACGGCGAGTCGCTAGATGTGATGCGTAAGGTGTCCCGCGAGGAGTTAGTCCCCGTGGCCCAACGCCTTGCGCAGATTGAATCGGTGCTGCGACAGATGCAGGTGAACGTGGTGCCACAGGTGCAGAACCTAGCCCACCGCCAGCAGATGGGCGCAGAGCAGCAGTTCTGGGCCGACCTAGCCACTGCGGTTCCGAATTACCGTGAGATTAACGGTAACGACGAATTTCAATCGTGGTTGTTGGAGGCTGATCCGTTGACTGGCATTACCCGCCAGACGTACCTAGATGACGCACAGCGTTCGCTTGACGCACGCCGTGTAGTTAATTTCTTTCGCACTTGGCTTGAGATTACTGGACAAGCCACAGTTGCTCAATCCACTGGTCGCGCTGCCAGTTCTGAGTTGGAGAGACAGGTTGCCCCCGGACGTTCAAGAGGTTCCGGTTCCCCTGCCGCTGCAAACAAGGCCAAGATGTATGCCCCGACGGACATCACGAAGTTCTTTAACGACGTTCGTTCAGGGAAGTACAAGGGTCGAGAACAAGAGCGTGATCGCATCGAACGCGATATTTTCGCTGCCCAGCGAGAGAATCGCATCCAAGTTAATGCCTGATTAGAGGAGTTACACCATGACTTATCCCGTTTCCCCCGGTCGCCCAAATTACAGCGGCAACTTCATCCCCGAAATTTGGTCGGGTAAATTGATCGAGAACTTCTACGACGCCACCGTGCTCGCAGCAATCTCGAACACCGACTACGAAGGTGAAATCCGCCAGTACGGCGACACTGTGAATATCCGCACTACGCCGGAAATCACGATCCGTGACTACGTGAAGGGCCAAACCCTGACTGTAGAAAATCCTGACAAACCCAAAATCCAACTCGTGATCGACAAGGGCGAGTACTTCGCTTGCGTTGAGGACGATGTGGATAAGGTTCAGTCCGACATCAACCTGATGGACACTTGGTCGAAAGACGCTTCTGAGCGCATGAAGATTAAGATCGACACTCGCGTGTTGACTGATCTGTTGCCTGACGTTGACGCCTTCAACAAGGGTCTGGCTGCTGGTCGCATCTCTGGTGCGTTCAACCTCGGTACTACTGCCTCCCCACTGACTGTGACGAAAGACGGCGCTTCGAGCACCACTTCCGTTGTCGATCTGTTGGTTGACATGGGTACTGTTCTGGATGAGGCCAACGCGCCCGAGCAAGACCGCTTCGTGGTTATCCCTGCCAAGATGGCTGGCTTGATCAAGAAGTCCGAATTGAAGGACGCTTCGCTCTCCGGCGACAGCATGTCCATCGTTCGTAACGGTCGCCTCGGTATGATCGACCGCTTCACGGTGTACGTGAGCCACAACCTGAACCGTTCTGGTACGGGTTCGGCCACTAAGTACAGCATCATCGCTGGTCACAAGATGGGCTTCACGTTCGCATCACAGATGACGAACATGGAAACTATCCGCAGCGAGTCCACCTTCGGCAACATCATCCGTGGCTTGCAAGTCTACGGCTACAAGGTTGTCAAGGGTGAGGCGCTGTCCACCTCTGTGATCACACTGGCCTGATGAACGGGGGCTTCGGCCCCCTTCGTTGAACCTATTTTGAAAAGGATACTGAAATGACTGCATTCACCGACTCTCTGGGGTTTTATAAGGGCACCGCTGCCTACCCCGCCAACGTCTCTGACATCTCCAAGATTGAAGTGACTGTTGATTTCGCGGCTGTCAAAGCTGCACGTTCTGCTGCTGGCGCTACGGCTCTAGCTGCAACTGACACGCTCCAGATCATCCAGCTTCCGGCTGGCTCTGTCGTGCTGTCGGCTGGTATGAATGTGCTTACGGCTGAGACTGTGAACGCTACGGCTACCATCGACATCGGCTTCACGGGCGGTTCGCCTGCTGCTGCTAATGCCTACGGTAACGATCTGGCGACCAATGCCACTGGCCTCAAAGCCGCTGACCTTGCGAACCCGACTGTCGTGGCATCTGCCGACACCATCGACATCCTGTTGAACACCGCCGTCCCTGAAGACGCCGTGATTAAGTTCTTCGCGTTTGTCGCCAACGCTAACTGAAATTGACGGGGGCTTCGGCCCCTGTCCATGAAAGGAGAACATCATGGGTGTTTATAAGGGTATTGCGCAGGACAATGTGACGATCAACAGCGGCACTGCAACTTTGCAGACGTTGACTGTGACGGGCGCGTTGACTGCTTCGAGCGGGCTGACAGGTAATGTCACCCTTCCGGTTGCAACAGTTGCTGCTGCTGGTTCTGACAACACGAACGCTGGTGTCGTTGCTGACTACGGTGTGGTTCATGCTACGGGTGCCGACGGTACCAAGGGCGTGAAACTACCTACGGCAGTAGCTGGTAAGGTCGTGATTGTTAAGAATGCCGACGCTGCCAACGCGATTTTGAAGGTGTACCCCGGTGCATCGGATAAGATCAACAGTGGTACAGCTACTACTGGGGCTTTGAGTATGGCGGCAAAGACTGCTGCTATGTTCGTTGCTATCAGTGATGTGGACTGGTTCACTGTACCGTTGCTGCCGTCGTGATGTAAACTGACAGGGGGCTTCGCGCCCCCTGCCTTCCAAGGAGATTAAGATGGCAAAGACAGTTTCCCCGGTGATCAATCTGGATATTGCAGATGCGCCGCGTCACGTGTGGGCAGAACTCGCCACGGGCGATACGATCAACGCATTGAAGCTTACTGGTGCTGGTGCGCGCCGCGCCGCCGTACAGATAGCAGGTACGTTTGGTAGTGCTACCATCAAAATCCAAACCTCGAATGACGGCACTAACTTTGCCGACATCAAAGATATACATAACACCGCAGTTAGCGCGACCGCCGCAGCGATCTTCGAGATTACCAG